TGGCTGTGGATCCGTTCCTATTTGATCTGGAGTTTCTGTATCTCCGAAGTTTCTAAAAAATGTATAACGGTTATAAACAACTTGAACAAATCCATCACGGTGACGACGAATACGCATAGTGGTTGTTGGGATATGCCCCAAATAACCAATCTTGCCATTAGCAGTACGACCTACTTCAAGATAAGCATTTCCAGTTGATTCCAAGTCAATAAATACCTTTTTCATATTTTCGATGAATGAATCATCAGAATTCATACTCTCAAGATAATTTCTTAAATCTTCCTTTGCTTCTTCTAGCTTTCCACGAAGTTTATCCAACTTCTTTGGATTTTCCATTGCTGCTTCAACTTTTTCTTTTGTAGCCCAAGTTTCCTCAAACTTATATCCAAGTCCTACAACGTTTGCTGCCTTAGCATTTACAGCTGAGTGGTGATATGGAGAAACATCATATAGTTGTGCAAGATACATGATATTGTATGGAGGCTGAACAATCTGAAATAGAGAATATCCTGTAAGATCAAGTGGATCAAGCTTCTTGGACTTTGCATCAGCTACGCCAGTAAATGACTTTTCAAGTCTATTTGCTCTGCGTCTAAAGTTATCATTAAGGCCTTCTGCCTTTTTGATTTCCGACCATGTTACATTAAACGGGTCATCAAAGGTTTCTTCTGATTTAGCAACAAGATTAAAATCTTCTCCTGTGTAAATCTTTTGTGTGCCGTCTTCATCATCTTCTGCTACATTTAATCTAGCCAAGGTCCATCTCCCTCATATCTTTAACATATTCCATCATAGCTGGCATATCAAGAGGATCTGGTACCAAGCCTATCTGTGCTCTTGATTTCTGTTCTTCAAGTTCATCATCAGTAACTCTTCTATGACCAGAGAAAAATAATGGATGACCTTCTTCCAAACCTAGTTCTCTTGCTGCTCTTTTAAGCTTTTTAATTTGGCTAATATCCCCACGAACAGCAGGAATGTTAAGAGTATTGTCATCTTCATCTCTTACAATGGAGCCATCTGGCATCTGCCAAACATATATGCCCCAATTAACTTCGTCTATAGGTGTTACTTTCATAAATAAATTCTACCACGTCACTGCCATAAAGCCTAAAATATTGCTATCTATTCTGCCACAATATCCATATCTTTTGTTTTTACACGCTTCCACTTGCCATAAAGGTTGGGAACTGGTGATCCAATATACTCTTCACCCGTCTCCATATCAATAAGAAGCCACTTTTCAGGACATTTTGTATGTATTGTTAGGTCAATAGCCTTATCAAATTCTTCAGCTTCCCCACCATTTATTAGTTGTCGCAAGTTAAACCTCCTATAAGTTTATGAACCAAATCTTCTTCTGCGTCATTGGTTGTCTTAGATATCAATATGTCTGTAACCCCTAATTCTTCTAATTCTTTTATCTGTTCCAAAACGTCTTCTTTTGTTCCATACAAAGTCCAACCAAGCCCATTACCCAAAGCGTTTCTTTGCACAAACTCCCTGGCTTCTGCTTTTGAATCCCTTATCAAAATTGATAAAGACACCAATTGCTTTTCATTTATAATTCTAGAGGGATCTTTAAGGTAATCTCTATACATATCCAGCATAGATATGTGAGTAGCATCAAAATGATTAGCCATATCCCTAGTTATATTTGAATGTCCCGCCATAAATATCTCTGGATAGTAATTCTTTGAAAGCTCTTGAAATTTGCTCATCCAGTCTCTGGTATACTGAAGTCTTTTTCCTGGAGTATCTACATGACCTGACATCCATATTAAATCTTCTATGCTAGTTTCATTTTGATGCAAATCGCCTGAAACAACATTTAAAATTAATTTATTAGGAAACTCTTCATTATAAGATCTACATATTAAAGCCATGTATTCTGGACTTATAGCATATGTTCTTATAGCCAACATGTATTTTAATTTTTGTTCATTTGATGCTGCACCAAAAGATTTCAACAACAAATCTCTAGTTTTTGAATGATATGTTAGCAAAACAGAGTAATATCCATGCTTTTCAAGTTTTTCAGACAATGCAGATATTTCTGCAACAGAAGACATGTCTCCACGATTCATCCAATGAAAACGCATATATTTTATTCTGGTGTCATGTCGCTAAAAAATGTTTTAGCTAACTCTTCGCCCTCAAGTCCAGATTCTTGATAAATCTTTATCAATTCTTCTGTAAATTGAGGATTTTCTCTTAGTGGAGTCATCCAATTTATTACATCTTGCTCTGTTTTATTTCCTATTTGCTTGTAATATTCTGGTGTTCCATAGTTATAAAATGTTCCAGGGTTATCAATTGTTTTTAGGGAGAAGTTGGAGTATACATATCTTTTACCTAATGTTACTTCTCTTACACCATGACCATATGGAGCAAAAGCACTATGTATTACAACATCACCTTTTCCTGGTTTGTATTCAAAGCAATCATCTATGTTCCCGCCGTCATTCTTTAGAGTTCCATCTTTGTTGACTCCTGGGTAGAATATTTCCCCACCTTCATAATCTCCAAAGTAAGCACATACGCCATAGTCTAACTCACAGCAAGTGCTCCAAACATCCACCTGAGACAATAGGTTGCATGCACCTTTTCCTGGGCTATCGGAGTGAATAAACATTCCGTTATCTCCAGGCTTAACTTGGATCAAATTGTTTTGTGGATGTATTACCCATTCTGGGCCAATTAATTTTGAAATGAATTCCCACAAATCAACGATTCCGTCAATAGTCGGAGTCATTTTCTTTGAGTACCAACTAATCAAAGTGTCATCATATACTGGGTTTTCTTCAGGCAAAATATTAAGCTGATCCTCTATTTTAGTTATTAAATCTTGAGGTATTATGTTTTTAAATATAAAAATTCCTGATTTGGTTCCATATTCATCAACATATGGTGATGGATTCAAGCAATCTGGTCTATCGTAAAATGCCATTTTTTATCTCCTATTTATAACTAAATTATATCATAAAACAATTAATAATTAGACAGACCATAAAGATATGGTAGACATGTATCTATCACCACTAATAATTGGCTTAACCTCATGAACAAACGGATCTTGTGAAGGAAACATAATAAGACTTCCCTTTTCTGGCTTTATTGTGATGTTATGATTAGGAAAGCTTATTTCCCCGCCCTCATAATCATCATTAAGATATTCAACCATAGAAAAGGCTAGATCCGTATTTCCGTCATAACCATCTGCATGTGGACCCATACTTGCTCCAACTTGCCACTTTTTTACGGGTATATTATCAATACCTAACTTATACTTTGACTTATCTAGACCATGACCTTCAAGATATTTGTCTGAACACATCTCAAAAGCCATAGATAAACTATTAAAAATGTAAAGGGTTCTTTGATCAACCTTTTCGTTTCCAGAACCTAACTTTACATTTTGAACAGATACATTTTTTGTTGCACCATAAACCATAAATTCATCATTGCTTGCCGTCCAAGTAGTCCATGGTGATATGGCATTGTGAGATAAAGGCTCTTCATCTATCTTATTTATAAAATCAACCAACTCATCTGGATAGCTAATAACATTTCTCCAATACCAAATATCTGGATGAAGAACTCTTAAATCGAACATTATATATTGTTCTTTACCGCCTGAAAATTTTTCGTTCATGACTTTACCTCTTCCTCTGCTATAAGATTTCCTGTTGGAGTAAGTCTTTTACCTTCCTCACGAATACTTGACCATTCTACTGCTTGATCTTTTTGCATAGCTCTTACTTCTGCAAGCTCTTTTGCCCAAGCATCTCTGGTTTCCTGATCATAATCTTCTTCTTCTCTATCATCAAAGAATGATCCAATTGTGTATCTGTTTGACTTTTTAACTACCTTTACCTCATGCAAATTTTCATGACCACCATGAAATGCTGCTAGCATTCCTGTTTTAGGAAGTATAGTTAGGTCGTGTTCTGGGAACACTAACTCTCCTCCTTCAAAGTCGTCGTTCAAATATAAAAAGCAAGCATATCTACTTCTTGTAAATGCTCCATAAACACCTTCATTTGATGTATTGTCAGAATGCAATGGTGCAAAAGCTCCTGGTTCCCATTTTTGAGAGTGAAAACTAATCTTTGATATTTTTTCTTCAGGTACACCTGCAACTTCTGCAACTACATCTCTAAATCTTTGATAGAGTGTTGAAAACCAATTTGATGGCAAACCAAACTCTGCCAAAATTGGATCGTTGTCCTCTGGATATCCAGAAGAATAGGATTCGTAAAAAGAAATCGGCTTCCAAAATTCTGGACGAACCTCGTTAAGCTTGTCTAACAGATTAATTGTTTTTTCTGCTTCTTCTTTAGTAATAAAGTCTTCAATGACTGTTAAATTTTTTAATAGATTTGTTTTATTCACCTTGTTGTGCCAACTTTTCTGCTCTAATTCTTTGTGCTTCAGCAAACGTAATTTTTGTTCCATTACTTAGGTAGATCATATTTTCATCATCTTCCTTTTCAATTCTTTCCCATTCCATTTTTGACCACTTATAAGCACCGTGTAGCTTTTGGTTCTTAAGCCACTCTTCAGATCCTTCATAGTTAGTCATTACAAAATTTCTAACAAAGTATTTATTACCATTAGAAATTCTCTTAACGCCATGATAGTATGGGTCGGTAGATGGGAAAACTACTAGATCTCCCGCCTTTGGCTTATGATTAATAATGTTATTATCAATATAAAACTCTAGATCTCCGCCATCATAATTGTCATTAATATAAAATGTGCAGGTAGTATGAAACTTTGGTCCAGGCATATCCTTCTGAGAAATAATGTAGTCTGTATGATATTGCATGGTCATATTGTTTCTTAGATCATCAATTTCATCATAATACTTACAGTAAGAATGACCACTGAAGTATGCGTCATCTGGAAATGCCAAGCCTGTGTGCTTTGTATAATGTGATACAGCTTTGCTATAAGCCAACTTTAACTCATCATTAAGCTCTTTTTCTGCATCATATATTTCGCCCTTTTCAGCAGCGTCAAGTTCTTGACCCCATTTTATTTGGGTATAAGTTCCAAATTGTGCCCATTGAGTCCACTTATTAAGATAGTATTTTCCATCAGAAGAAGATTCTGACTTTGACATAATATCAAATGCTTTCTGTGGATCCTTAAGCATATTTCTATAAACAATAACATTTGGATAGATTTCATCAAAAACCAAATCATTTATATCGTCTGTAAAAACTAACTCAGCCATTATTTTCTCCTTCAAATAGTTTTTTATATTCAAGCGAATCAAATCCACCTACATAATCTTTTGGAGGTTGATTTTCTCCAGTATGGGCCATAATTGTCCAAAAGAATGGCGATGTAAATCTATTACCAGATTTTATTGGTCTTACACCATGAGCATAATATTTATCTCCAGGGAAGAAGTATGCTGCTCTTGGCTTAGGCTTAAACTCTATACCATGTTGTGGGAAATACAGCTCCCCGCCTTCGTAATCATCATTAAAGTAAAACAAGCCAGCAATGTCATACCAAGGGAAGTCATTTGGTCTTCCACGCTCTTCTCCAGTATGAAATTCTTTGTCTGCATGAGGTTCTTGTCTTGCACCTACGGGCCATCGCACAATTGCTGGTCCCGTTGCCCGAACATCTACTTCAAAAAACTTATCAACCTCTACTTTTAATCTATCAATCAAAGAGTAAATAAGTTCAAGAATTGATGGATCAGAAGCCATCAAGGAATTATAAGTGCAAACACGATCTTCCCAAATTTTATGGTCATACAACACTAGTCCATCTTTATCAACATGTGTTTCTGTTACATCCCATATTTTATTGTTTAATGAAAAGTTCATTAATCTTTCTTGCTCTTCTTCTGTAATAAAGTTTTGAAGTTCCACTATATTATCAATGGAATCTCCAAAAAATCCAGAAGGTGTTATTGACTTTGGAACATCTGCTTGGTTCCAGGCATTCTCTACCATTTTATCTTCTTTCTACTAAAATCATTATATCACAGCTTTTATTAACAGATTAATTATTAACGCTTAGTCGAATTGCTTTTACCTGATGTTCGCCCAAAACATTACCCTTGTGATCAACGCCATCCCTGTAAAAATTAGTCCATTTACCCAATCTATTTGTTTCGTAAACAGATTGTGAATATTCATCACTATCTGACAGATAAGGTTTTTTTTCATTTATTGGATAAAAATTAACTTCTGAATTTTGTAAATCAGAAAGATCAATTGGGATGATAGCTATCACAGGAGTGTTGGCTTTAATGGTTATTTCTACATTAGGCTTAGTTATCATCCAAGCACATGGAAGTTCTCCTCCATAAAATGATGTAGAAATTATT